CAAGCAGAGATATATTCAAAGATGTTGACGATGTTGAAATGAAAGTCAAGATGATCGGTAAGAAGGCAGGTGCATTTCAAGTCAAGTATATGCCAAGTGGTAAGACTCCAAATGATATTAGAAGTTATTTGAAAGAATATGAAATCAAGATGAATAGAAAAGTTGATGTACTATTAGTTGACTATCTTGATTTGATGATGCCTAACGGTGCAAGAGTAAGTGCTGAAAATTTGTTTATCAAGGATAAGTTTGTATCTGAAGAACTACGTAACTTGGCTATGGAGTTGAACTGTGTGTTTGTTACAGCATCGCAGTTGAACAGAGCAAGTGTTGAAGAGATTGAATTTGATCATTCGCACATCAGTGGTGGTTTGAGTAAGATACAAACTGCTGATAATGTGATTGGTATATTCACAAGCAGAGCTATGCGTGAACGTGGTAGATATCAGATACAACTTATGAAAACTAGAAGTTCAAGTGGTGTAGGTAGTAAGGTTGATTTAGAATTTGATGTTGATAGTTTACGTATTAGAGATCTTGCAGACGATGATGAGTATCAAGAATTTGATAAACGTAAGTCAACTATCTATGAAGGACTTAAAAGAAAGACAATGGATCAAAGCGATGATGAAACAGAAAAATCTGTAGATCCTAAGATAGGTGATTCTGTAGGTAAAATAAAAGCAGAAGCAGATTCCACAAAACTAAGATCATTCCTAGCCAATTTAGGTCAAGAAGAAGAATAGCCCATTATATTAGTATATAAATACTTTGCTTAGGCACGTAGGCAAATGGAGGCTATTATGAAAACAGACTTAGAAAATATACAACTACTCTTGGATCGATTTAAAAGACCAATACCAGAACAAGAACAATACAAGATAAGGCTAGCAGAAGAATTTGAACTTATACTTAATCAGAGATTTACTGATTACTTCCTACAAATTTGTGATATCATCGATATAACAGAAGACCTTACACACATGACTAGAGGCTCAGCAGGCAGTAGCTTGGTGTGTTATCTATTAGGTATAACAGATGTTGATCCTATTAAATGGAACATACCTGTTGCACGTTTTATGAATCCTTTACGTGACGACTTACCAGATGTTGATATAGATTTTCAGCATTGGCGTCAAGCCGAAGTCATGAATAGAATATTTAAAAAATGGCCAGGTAAGACTGCACGACTATCTAATTACGTTATGTTTAGAGAAAAGAGTGCAAAGAAAGAAGCGGCCAAACGTTTAGGTGCAAAAGGAAACTTACCAAGAAACTTTACTTATGAATCAGTGGGTGTTGATCCTAAAGAAGCAAAACGTTTAGAAAGAAAACTAATAGGAAAGAAACGTGCTATATCAAAACATTGTGGAGGTATAGTTATGTTTACAAGACAGTTACCTAAGAGTTTGATATCACAAGATAATCAAATACTGCTAGACAAATACGAAGTAGAAGATTTAGAACACTTGAAAGTTGATGTACTAGCCAATAGAGGATTGTCACAACTATTAGAAATTGATGAGCTAACACAATTACGACACTATCCAGAACGTGACGAAGCTACAAGCGAACTATTGTGTAGAGGAGATGTACTAGGTGTAACGCAAGGAGAGTCGCCAGCCATGCGAAGATTATTTAGAGCCTTGCAACCAAAGTCGGTATACGATTGTGTGTTTGCTACTGCCATGATACGTCCTGTTGCAATGAGCGGAAGACAAAAAGCGGCTATGTTTCAAAACTGGAGCCAAGAAGCAGTACAAGATGCCATTGTATTTGAAGATGATGCTATTGATATCATATCAGACATAATAGGTGTAGACATGTACGAAGCTGATATGTATCGTCGAGCATTTGCTAAAAAGAACGATGAAAAAATATTAGAGTTCATAGAACGTATGGGCGGCCATCCTAATAAAGATCAAGCAATGATGGCACTACAGAGTTTGTCAGGATTTGGATTATGTCGAGCCCATGCTGTGAATCTTGGTAGATTAATCTGGGCATTAGCATACCAAAAAGCACACAACACAAAAGAATTTTGGCAAGCTAATCTAAAACATTGCCAAGGTTCTTATCGTTCATGGGTATATCAGTGCGAAGCACATAGACTAAACATACCTACCAAGAGTGGTTGGTGGTGGCATGGATTTCCAAAACGATTAGGTGTACGACAACAATGGATGGATCGTGTTGAGTTTGCAGGAGTAATTGCCAATGGTAGATGCTATAAAGGTAACAAAGGTAGATGGATTACTTTCTTAACACTAGGTACAAACTATGGAGAATACATTGACGTTGTAGTCCAAAAACCATTTTCATACAGAGATGGAGATATAGTACACGGTTCAGGAAAGGTAAAACATTCTAATAATTCAGACTACATAGATAGTAGTGATGTTAAGAGTTACACATTTGCGGAGTGGCGATGATTGAAATAAAGTTTACGTGTGGTAAAGAAGTGGCACAAAAGTTTCCACCTGTTCCAGCTAACAACTTTAAACCATCATGGTATTCTAAACTAGATACATATCTAGATAATGAACAAACTTTTCCTACCGTCAAAAAATGTATGCCAGTATATGATGCAATGACTAGTGGTTACATTATGTTTAATGCAGTTGACCAAGACATACATACACAACCTAACTTTGATGAAGGCACAGAAGGCTTTGCACGATACTATCCAGAAGGTTGGTCAGAATTTAGTGAACAAGAAGGTCATCCTTTTGCACAATGCCCTGTAGGAAAACCAAAAGATTATATGGTGATAAGTGTACCCTGGCAGATAAAAACTCCTCCTGGATATTCATGTATAATTCAAAAACCATATTATCATTTTGATAATAGATTCGAAGTAATGACTGCAATTATAGATACTGATGTAATTGATGTTCCGTGGCACAATTGGCCTGCAAAAATATTTGAGCATAGTTTTACAATCAAGGCTGGTGAGCCTGTAGCACAAATCATTCCTTTCAAAAGAGATGATTGGCATATGAATATTGAGATAGATACAAGTATAATGAATCAAGATACCATTTGTAATACAGAACGTGACGGCTATGCTAAAATGATGCACAATAAAAAGAGATTCAGATGAAAATAAAATTAACAGCAGTGCAACAACCAGTGTTCCGAGATGCTTTAGAAAATCTAGAATGTACATTAGATATACTAGAGGATAACAAAGATACAGATTGGTTGCTTACTCCAGAGTGTGCAATTAGCGGATATTGTCAACCACCTGTGTTATACAGCCCCCATAGTTTAATTACAAAACATGTAGAAGCTTCTATTGAAAAAATTGCACAGAGAGCCAAAGAACTGAATATAGGAATTGGTATTGGTTCAAGCATAAGAGGACTAGACGGCTATCCATATAACGGCTTGTTGTTTTATAAAGACGGAGAAGAGATATCTGTTTATAAAAAAAGAATACTTACACACGGTTGGGAAGGTGGTGGAGAATTACATAGCTATCTAGCAGGACATGTTCCAAATTACTTTTATATGGATGAACTAGAAACTGTAAAAGCATCTGCACTTATTTGCAATGACATATGGTGCATGCCAAGAAGTGCTCCTGAAGGTAATCCATACTTACCAATAGAACTTATTAAAAATGATGTTGATGTAATTTTTGTAGCGTCAAACTGTAACGGCAACGAAAGAGACGATCTAGCAAAGGTATGGAACGAAAATCATCTGCAAATATTTGCAAGGGAGTTTGGATTCTTTATTGTACATTCAAATAGTGCTACGACAACTAGTCATCAAGAAACAGATCATATACAATGTTCATCTGGCATAATTGGTCCTGACGGACAATGGATTGCTAAATGCAAGGACAGTGGTATGGACTATGTTACAGCCGAGGTCGATGTGCTTGTCCGACGACCTACACCTAGTGGAAAACAAAGTGCATTTCAAAGAGAGGGATACACATGGAAATAAAATTTATCTGTGGTGATAGACATGTAGCCAAACACTTTCCGCCTAAGCCTGCATCAAAAGAAAGACCAGATTGGTATAACAAGATGCCGGGGTGGTTAGGTGAAGCACAAGCAAGTCCACCAACAATTAAAAAATGCATGCCTGTTTATGATCATATGACTTCAGGATATATTGTTTATAATCCTGTTGAACAGGAAATATCCTGCGGAGGTAGAATGGACAATGATGAGATACTTGCATTTCAAAGAAGGTTCCCTCCAGCTTGGACAAATCAAGAACCACAAGAAGGACACATGCACGAACAATGTCCTATACATGTTAACAACGAAGAAAAAAGAGAATACATTACTTTCTCTGTACCTTGGAGAATAGAAACACCTCCTGGATATTCTTGTTTGATACAAATGCCATTCTTTCATTTCGAAAAACGTTTTACACTATTTCCAGGCATAGTTGATACAGATACTATTGATGTACCTTGGGTAAACTGGCCGGGACATATGAACATAGGCAAGGACGAGTCAGTAATTATACAACCTGGCACACCTTTAATGCAGATATTCCCCTTCAAGAGAGAAGATTGGGAAATGAAAATAGAAGTAGACGAAGGCGGTATAAAAAGAGATACGTCATTAAAATTCTTTCTAACAAATGCTTATGCTAGAATATTTCATAGAAAGAAAAAATACAAATGATAATTTCTACAAGCCAACAGCCTGTTTACAAACAGGTAAATGAAAATAAAAAAGTTATACTAGATGTTCTTGACAAGACAAAAGATAGTGATTGGTTGTTAACACCTGAAGGCAGTTTGAGTGGATACTGTGCAGATCAAACACATGAATTAAAAAGCGATCAGTATGCTCCTGCTTTGAAAGAAGTAGAAGATTATCTAATACAAAACAAAAGGAACATGCTGTTAGCAACTGGACATGTAGAATCAAACAACTTACCATACAATCAAATAAGAGTCTATAGACAAGGACAGTTTAACGGAGCCTATGCAAAGCAACTACTTACAAATGATTTCAATGCGGCAGGAGAATTATTTTACTACATCGCAGGCAACGAGCCTCACTATTATTACATTGATGAAAAACAATCAGTTCTTGCATCTAGTTTGATATGTAACGATATATGGGCTTTCCCTAAAATGAGCCCACAAGGTAATCCTTATTACTACAGAGAGTTTAGAAAGTATAACGTAAAGGTTGTGTTCTGTGCAGTCAATTGCAACATAGATTATCTTGATCCTTTGGTATACGAATGGCATGAAAATCATTTAAGATTGTTTAGTAGAGAGTTTGAAATGTACACAGTTGTAAGTGGGGCAACTACAGACATGGTAGGTAAGCCTGTGGATCATACACAATGTCCA